AATTACATCAATGGTCAATAATTCTATTGCACGTGGTGATAATATGTCAATAATTGATTTAGTAGAATATAATGCTCAAGTTGCAGATGTAACTGACCAATCAGCAGGATTCGATAATAGTTACTCAGCAACATATTGGCCATGGCTACAAACAGTTGATCCAAATACAGGAGAATTAGTATGGGTACCAGCTTCAACAATGATACCAGGAGTAATGGCTTATACAGATGCTTCAAGTGAACCATGGTTTGCACCAGCAGGTATTACTAGAGGAGGATTAGGTCAAGTAGTTAGAGCTGAAAGAAAATTAACAGTAAGCCAAAGAGATACTTTATATGAAGCTAATGTAAACCCAATAGCATCATTCCCACAACAAGGAGTAGTAGTATTCGGTCAGAAAACATTACAGAAAAGAGCAAGTGCTTTAGATAGAATAAATGTTAGAAGATTATTAATACAACTTAAGGGATATATTTCTCAAGTAGCTGATAATTTAGTATTTGAACAAAATACAATAGCAACAAGAAATAACTTCTTAACACAAGTTAACCCATATTTAGAATCAGTACAACAAAGACAAGGATTATACGCTTTTAAAGTAGTAATGGATGATAGTAACAACACACCAGATGTTATTGACAGAAATGAATTACTTGGTCAAATATTTATACAACCAACTAGAACAGCTGAATTTGTTATACTTGATTTTAACATATTACCAACTGGAGCAACTTTTCCAGCATAAAAAAAAAAGAATCAAATATTTATAATAGATAAAAAACATACATAAAAATGGCAGTATTAGATCCAAACGAAATATTTTTCACAGCTTTTGAACCAAAACAAAAGAATAGGTTCATCTTATATATAGACGGGTTTCCATCTTATATAATGAAAGGTGTAGGAGCTGTAACATTAACTCAAGGAACAGTACCTTTAAACCATATTAACGTTCAACGTTTTGTGAAAGGTAAAACAACTTGGGGAGAAATTGAATTTACATTATTCGATCCTATTACTCCTTCAGGTGCTCAAGCTGTTATGGAATGGGTAAGATTACACCACGAATCAGTAACAGGTAGAGATGGATATAGTGATTTCTATAAAAAAGATTTAACTGTAAACGTACTAGGACCTGTAGGTGATATAGTATCAGAATGGATAATTAAAGGAGCTTTAATTACATCAGCTAATTTTGGAGACTTTAACTGGGATACTGAAAATGCAGCTCAAGAACTTACAATGGCTGTTCAACCAGATTATTGTATATTAAATTTCTAATACAACTACCCCTTATATACTTTGAAAAATAGCTTGGCTTTGGTCAAGCTTTTTTTTATATTCATATGTATCAACGATAAAAACGTTTTAATTAAATAAAGATTATGGCTGAATTTAAATTCCCAACTGAAGAAGTAGAATTACCCTCAAAAGGTTTAGTATACTCAAAAGACAATCCCCTTTCTAGTGGAAAAATAGAAATTAAATATATGACTGCTAAGGAAGAAGATATTTTATCTAACCAAGCATATATTGAAAATGGTACAGTATTAGATAAATTAATAGATTCTGTAATTGTTTCTAAAATTAATTCAAAAGATTTAATTATAGGAGATAAAAATGCAGTAATGATTGCTACTAGAATTTTAGGATATGGAGCAGATTATAAAGTAACAATTAATAATAAAACTGAAGAAATTAACCTTTCAGAATTAGAAAATAAACCATTTGATGGTTCTGATATGATAGATGGAAAAAACGAATTTGGTTTTACATTACCTCATAGTAATACTCCAATTACAAATAAACTTTTAGATGGTCATGATGAAAAGAAAATTGAAAGAGAATTAAAAGGGTTAAAAAAGATAAATAGAAATGCTTCTCCTGAAGCATCCACAAGATTAAAATATACATTAACTTCTGTTAACGGAGAAACTGATTCAAAAACAATCAGAGAATTTGTTGACAATTATTTTCTAGCACGAGATGCTAGAGCATTTAGAGATCATTTAAGACAAACACAACCAGATGTGGATCTTAATGTAATCCTAGATAGCGGAGAGGAGGTAGCAGTCCCTATAGGACTTAGCTTTTTTTGGCCTGACTTCGGAGACAGCGCCTCAAATTAGAGTAAGTGTTTTTAAACAAATCCATGAAATACTCTTTCATGGAAAAGGTGGATATGATTATGCATCAGTTTATAACATGCCCCTTTGGCTTCGTAAATTTACTTTTATACAAATTAAAGAATTTTATGATCAAGAACAAAAATCAATAAAAGATGCAAAAGATGGAAAGAAAACATCTTTAGTAGATTCTGAAGGAAAAGTTAATGTTCCAGAGTTTAAAAAAACAGAAAAAAATTATAAAGGAAAGAGCAGCTACAAATAGCTGCTTTTTTTAATATTTATAATAAAATAACTTTATATGGCGTTAGGTGACGGAAGTGCAAAAAAAGAAACACAAGATATAAAACAGGAATTAAATTTTATTCTTGATGCTGTTTCTTCTATTGGTGACCAATTAGTATCTTCATTTGAAAGTGCTGTTGATGGTGCTTCTAACCTTAATAGTAAAGTAGATGTTGTAGGTAAAACAATGCAACGTGGTTTAGTTGCTGATTTAAAAAAAGCAGTTTCAAACACAAATTCTTTAATAGATTTACAATCAAAAATAACAAGGGGAGTTGCTACACAAAAAGATATATCTAAAGAAGCAGAAAAAGTAGCTTTAAATAGAGCTCGTTTAGATGCAAAAAGAAAAATTTTAGGTGATAGTTTAACAAAAAGACAAAAAACTTTACTAGCCCAAGAAGACCAACAATTAAGTCTCCAAGAAAAAGTTGTTGCCGCTTTACAAGAAGAAAATGATTTAAATCAAAAGAATAAAAGTTTATTACAAATTGCAAAAGAAAATGCTGGTGGTCTTTTAGATAAAATGGATAAAACTGGTACCGCCTCTAAAATATTAAAGGGTGGTCTGGGATCAGTTTTAACTACAGGTCGTTTATTAGAATTAGCAGTGTTAGGTGTATTTAATGCTATGGTAGCTGTTGACAAATTAAATGGTCAATTAGCTAAAGGCCTTAATATGTCATATAGTAATGCTGCAGCATTATCATCAGAATTATCTACGGCTGCAAATATGTCTGGTGAACTTAAATTAACAGCTGCAGGATTAGGAGAAGCTTTATTAGCTGTTAATGATATTACAGGAGTATACACTACTGAAAGCTCTAAAAATCTTGAAACCTTTCAAGCATTACATAAAGCCTCAGGATTAACCTATGAGCAAATGGGTGGTATCTATTCAGTTACTCAAGCAACTGGAGGGGATTTAAAAAAGAATACAAAAGAAGTTTTAGCTCAATCAGCCTTAACAGCTAATTCCTTTAAAGTTCAAATAAATTCTAAAAAAGTATTAGCTGATATTGGTAAAATTAGTAAAGCTACTACATTATCATTAGGAGGTAGCGCTGCAGAATTATCAAAAGCTTTAACTACATCTCAAGCTTTAGGTATTGAGATGGGTCAAATGGAAAGTATAGCTGATGGGTTATTAAACTTTGAACAATCCATAGCTAATGAAATGGAAGCTGAAATGCTAACTGGTAAATCATTAAATTTAGAAAAAGCTAGACAATTAGCTTTAGATAATGATATAGCAGGTGCAGCAGCAGAAATTGCTAAACAAGTAGGAACAGCCGCTGAGTTTGGTGCAATGAATAGAATCCAACAAGAAGCATTAGCCAAAGCTACAGGGTTATCTAGAGAAGAATTAGCTAATTCCTTATTTGTTCAAGAACAACTTGCTAATAGTGTAGGTAAGGAATATGATGATAAAAAGAAGATAATAGATGAGTTACAAGCTAAAGGATTATCTCAAGAAGAAATTAAAAAGAAATTAGGTAAAGAAAGTTTAGCAGATTTAAAAGCACAATCCAGTGTTCAAGAAAATTTAAATAAATCCGTTGCAAAATTAAAAGAAGGATTTGTTAGTATAGCCGCACCACTAATGCAAATTATAGGTCCAATAGTAGATTTACTTATACCCGCAGTTGAAATGTTATCTTATTTATTTGTTCCAATTACAGCAGCTTTTAAAGGTATAGCATCTACTCTAGGATATATTACAGAATCTGTTACAGGTTTAGTAGGAATATTTACAGGAGCTAATGAACAATTATCTATAATGCAAACTATAGTTGGTTCTATAGCAGTAGGTTATGGTGCAATAATAGCAATTCAAAAAATAAAGGCAGGGTATGATGCTGTAGCATTAATAATGGAAAAGAGAAAACAAAAGCTTGGAAAAGCAAACTTACTTACTTCAATTGCTGATATGGCAATGACTGCATTTTCTTCTGTAGCAAAGATTCCATTTATTGGTCCTGCTTTAGGTATAGCAGCAGCATTGGCAGCAACAGCATTAGGGTACCAATACTATAATAAAGCAGATGATATGATGTCACCTGGAGGTAATTCAGGTTATGGTTCTAGAACATTAACGGGTCCTGAAGGAGCAATAGCACTAAATAATAAAGATACAGTAATAGCAGGTACAAATTTATTCCCTAAAGAAGGTAAACAATCCCAACAATCACCATCAGTTCAAATTTCAATGGCAAGATTAGAAGAATTACAAGCTTCAACAAATGCTATTTTAGATAACATTTTATCAAAACAAGGAACAGTAACAATGGATTCTACTGAAGTAGGAACATCGTTTGCTATGAATTCATACCAAGTTCAATAATTTTAATATTTATAACAAAAATTAATTATGAGTTTATTAAATAAATTAACAGCAGGTTCAGATTTATCAAAATTAAATGGTGGAACTCCAAAATTACCAGATTTATCTATTACTAAATTACAAGACAAATCAGCATTAGATAGGGAAGCAGTTCCAAAGTATATAGATAATCAACCTCAATAAAATAATACATGGGTTTAGTTGATTTAACAACCGATCTTAAATCTTTAAGGTATGGTAAGGATAGATTAGGTGGTGGCAGTAGCAACCAACCTTACATAAAATCCTCTATACCAACAGGTAATAATATTGGTCAAGATGGAGGCATAGACTTTATGCTAAGAGGGGGTTATCTAACTCCTGGAATAGTAGCAGATGATGTGTCTCGTATAACCCAAATGTTTTTTGATCTTAAATCTCCTAATGGATTATTATTTACAGCAAAACAAAATGTATTATCTCGAAGTGGTGTAGCCACACAAGCTAGTGGAGGAATATTAAATGAAGGAGCTTATTTACCTACTTCTACTATAGCTCAAGTTGCAGGAACTCCTTTTGGAATACATTTAAATAAACAAGGAATAGATCCTTCTCGTAGAACAGGACCAGATGCAGGGCAAAATGGATTATTTGACTTATTAAATATTAAAGATCCTCTAGGTATACCTGTTTATACAGATGTAATTTCAAAAGAACAACCAGCACTTCAAAATAGATTAGTTCAATTTAATGATAGTAAAATACAAATTGTTTCAACACAAGGAGATACTTTATATTCATATAATGGAGGACCAGGATCTGATGTAGGTGTAGGAAAAACTATTATTAAATTATCAAGTGAAAGAACAGGAAGAAATAATCCTTCATTAATTAATGTTGGGTTTTTTAATGATATAACAAATGGATTTAATAATTACCAATCATCATTTCTTGCAGGAAATAGATCTACTGCTTTACAATATCAAGGAGAAAGATTATTTAATAACCCAAATAATGTAACTAATACATATCAAAGTTTAACTGGTACTTTATTTCCTCAAAATTTTACTGAATTTTTTGATAATACTAGTAATATTTTAAGTGGGTTAAGAAGATTTAATTTAAGTGTTTATGATCCTGGCACATTAACTACCCCTGCTGCTAATTATAAACAACAGGGAATTGATGCTTTTACTCAACAACAAATAATTGATGCTCAAATAATTGGAGGAGGTAATGATGCTTCTATACCAGTAAAAGATTTTAGACAAACTATTGCTCCTGGGGGTAATGCTAGAATGCCAAATAGTTTAAGTTATACTGAATTTAATATAGAACAAAGAGTAAATTTAGGAACCCCTGGAAGAACTAAAGGTATAAATAAATCTAGTTATGTAAAAGGAACACAAATTGCAGGAGAATCATTAGGTCCATTAGACAAAATAACAGCTTTTCCTTTATATAGATCTAGTAATGTTACTAATAATAAAGTAAAAAATGATCTTTGTAAGTTTAGAATTGGAGTTATTGATAATGACAACCCAAATAAAAAAACATACATTCACTTTAGAGCATTTTTAAATGATATGAAAGATGATTATAAAGCAAATTGGAATGGTGAACAGTTTATGGGAAGAGGAGAAAAGCTTTATAGATATGGTGGATTTGATAGAAATGTTTCATTATCTTGGACAGTAGCAGCTCAATCAAAACAAGAATTGATACCAATGTATCAAAAATTAAATTATCTTGCTTCGGTTTGCGCTCCAGATTATTCAAAAACTGGGTATATGAGAGGAAATTTAATTACTTTAACTGTAGGTGGTTATTTATATGAACAAGTAGGTATTATGACAGGAGTTCAATTTGGGGTACCAAAAGAATCGCCATGGGAAATAGCAATTCCAGATGGGGGAGATATTTCTAATGTAGGTTCGGGTACTAATACAATAGCAAGTGATCCAACTGTCAAAGAACTACCACATATTATAGAAGTATCAGGATTTAACTTTATTCCAATCCATGATTTTGTTCCACAAGTACAACAAAATACATTCGATAATAAATTTACAGGAGGTCCTGAAGGAGAAG